TACGAATGCAAACATAAACCTTATTTTCATCAGTTCTAATATAATAAGTGTTTTGCGGTTGTCCGGCAATAGCATCACTATACTGATAATATTCTTTGTTGGCAGACCAATCATAATCTGGTCCTCCAGGAATAACAAAAGAAAGATTCTCTGCTGCTTTTACTGACTGAAGATTATATCTAAACAGTCTTTCTTCTCTATCGTGGTTGTCAGCAGCAGTAGTGTTAGGCACTACATCAGTTTGCGCTTCAGCTTGCCATTCTTGAGAACGACCTATACCAATATAATAATAGTTATTAGAATCGCCTAGATTAGCTGTATTAAACTCATCAAAGATAGACTGAGCTAATTGTAGTTTAATTTTATCTGTAATTATCGCTGCCATTGTTATGCCCTATTAAGAAATTGTATAGCCTTCACCACCAATAACGCTCCATTGAGCGCCGTTCCAAATAATCATAACCGTATCATTTGGTGATAGTGCGATACTAGTTCCTTGAGAAAAATTAGTTGGAGTAACTGTTGTAGTGTTAGCTCCGTCATGAGTAAATACTTTTACTTCACCTATAATAGTTCCATTGTCTACCGTAGCAACAATATTAGCTGTTGCTGTACTTTGAATATAGCTTACATTTTCTGATACAGTGCTTGTAGAACTAATAGCGCCGCTTAAATATGCAAGTTTACTAACTCTTACTGCTCCTGAACCTTTAGGGTTTATATCAAGATTAATGCTAGTATCGGAGGAACCAGCCGTAGAAATAATAGGAGAATCAGGGGAAGCTTTACTCTCTACTCTTAATCTATTTCTAACATTAGCTGTATCAGTAAATGATAATACAGGATGTCCGTTAGAGTCAGCTAACCATTCTTGAACATTAGCTCTTTTAAGAGTAGGAAGATTTAAAGTTTTGTTACTAAGATTTTGAGTATCTGTTGTACCCACAACTACTCCAGAAGGAATAGTTTTACGACTTGCAGATCCGTCAATAATCCCTGAAGCATTAGTAAGAACAAAGCTAGATGTAGCAATACCCGAGATAGTATTATCATCTGCACTTAATGTTTTATTAGTTAATGTTTGTGTGGCAGTATCAACTACTACATTACCAGCTGAATCTGGAAAATCTATGTTAATAGTCGCTGCAGGATCTGCTGCTCCTACCTGAGTAAGAAAACTACTACCAATGATAGAAATGCCACTATCAGTAAGTCTAGTAACATTACCTAAAGTTGCACCTCCGAACTGGTTATACAACTCGGTAAAGTTATTGTTTATTTTATTGCCAGCAGCGCGCAGGGTATCTCCTGTACCATCATTAGCGGCTGAGCCAACATTAACTACTTCTTGAACCATATCTATGCCTTAATTGATTAACATTATTTATATAGGTAATTAACCTAATTAGCTGAATCATATTGAGTATTGTATATACCTTTATCAAATGTAGAGGTATATGTTTTAGGTAGACTTGAACTTGAATCTTCATCAAACGTAACAACTTGAATAACATCTGAATCATCCATAGTAAGGGAGTTAGGTGATAGCAACTCTCCCATAGTATAATTATCTATACTACCAATTGGAACATCAGATACAATACGCATAAATGTATCTACATCTTGACGCTGAACTGTGAACACTGCGTCACCTGGATTAAGCAAGGTAATATCTTTATCTGCTCTAATATCAAATGCAGCAACAACTTGAATAGAGATAAACTCTTCTGGTTTCTCTCCTACATCATCCTGTAAAACAGGTAATGGATTAATATTAAAAGCTTCAATAACAAGCTCGGAACCAATAAAGAATCCAGCAGGATGCACAAATAGTTTATACGTATCTAGCCATTTACCAACTGGTATTGTACTTCTAATTAATATAGAAAGAGTTTGATATAACTTATCATTAGTAATATATTTTAGTGATTCCGGACCAAGCTGAGAAGCAGCTTCCTTTATCTGTTGCCCTTGACTATTGATACTATCCTTTTCTAAATCAATAGCCGGGCCAACTCTAAACACATTATTCTTAGGATAAATTACTGCTGGATCTACTCCGAAGAACCCTCTAAAAAATTGCTCAATACTATACTTAGTACCTTTAGATCTGTAAAGAAAGTTTGAAAACTTAACTGCTTCTCTCTTATTAATAAATCCTCCGAAATACGCTTCACCTAATAACAATTCGTCTTCTAAGAAAGGTAGTTGAGCTTTAGGTATTGAAGTAGCATCTCTTGTAGAATATATTCTATTTAATATGCCGTTAGGATTGGAATCTTTTTCCATCCACTCATAATATGATTCAAATAATTCTATTAGATTAGGATTAGCTTGAACTATATGATCAGGTAATACCTTTTCAATTTCCGCTCTGTGGAAAGGTAATACCTTGCGGTTATCATCTAATAAGGTTAAGTCTCTTTTATGTGTCATTAGTTAAGAGCATTCGTTGATACTGCCTTAGTTGTAGATGCATCGGCATCATAAACTAAAAGGTCGTTTCTTGAAGGAGTAATAGCGCTTTGATTAGCAGGCACTGCTGCGAGTTTAACATAAGTAAATCCTCCTATAATAGATTGAGGATTAAAATAATTAACCGAAACTGTACCTAATACAGAGTCAAAAGAGCCAATATTATCTACAACTACTTCTGCTCCTGAAACCAATACAATTTGCAAATCATTACTAGAAAGCTTATTTTGTATCTTACATGTTTTATTGTTAAACACAAAACTACTACTTGTAATTATATATTCATCATCATCTGTAGTAGCTATTGATACAGGAAACTTCATAGTTTGAGATGTAGAAATAGAAGCACCAAGTAATTCAGATCTTACTGTATTAAAGTTAGATGACGTAGCATACTCATTATTAATTAAAAATGTGGCGGCTTTATTATGCTGATTAGAAGTTACTAACTTTACTACATAATTTAAAGTTACTGAGTCATTAGCAATTCTATTACTTGTAAGATTGTTTATAACAGCTATAAGATTAGGAGAAGAAGGAACAAAACGTTGTTGCATTCTTATATTAGCTCTACTAGAAAGAACAGCAGAGCTTACATCATCTACTAAAGTGAGAAGATTTGATCTCCTAAATGATTGACCAAACCCTCCAACAGTATTCGAGAAGTAGTTACTAATAGTTTCAGTAACATTTGATGTAACAGCATTTAATGTTTGATCTGTAAGTGTAGAGTTAAATTGAAAGAAAGTGTCTAGCTCTACAAATGTAGTAATTGGGTCTGCAAATCTAATATTGAATCCTGATATGGCTACCTGCTCTGCTAAACCTTCAATATCAATTTTAGTAGAAGCTTTAGTTGCTTCATCTACATCATCTTCAAATAATATAGAAGTAAATACAGCACCAAACTCAGGCTCTAGCGCGTCTTGACCTCCAAATGTAGTAATATCTTTAATTAAAGTAGAATACTGCTTTAAAATTAAAGCTGTGTAATCTGCTGCAGTAACCATCCTATTTTGCGTAGCATATTGAAAAGGTGCATTCTTTTTAATCGAAGCAATGCTCTCCTTATCGTCTCCGCCGGTAGAGTTGGTAAATGTAGTAGTGTTTAATGATACTGTAATATTACCTGCTGCAAGTTGAGATACGGGAGCAAATGATGAAGCTCCGTTAGCTACCTGTCCGTTGGTTGAGATGTATTGAATCTCTATCCTGTTTCCAGCGATGGGTGCAATACCGAACGTTTCTCCGTCACCAAATGATAATTCAAAGTTACCGTTAGGAGATTCTCTTAAGATGTAAATTGTAGTTCTAGCACTGATGCTTCTTGCGTTAACTATGTTAGAATATGTAGAAAAATCATTACCTGTAGTATCAGTATATACTTTAACTATAGCTGTGTCTGCATCTAAGTTAGGATCCGGAATAATGTATATCGGGTTGTCAATAACTTCTCCTACAAGAAATGTCTTAGTCTTTACATCGCCTTCATACACAGTGATTTGATTTGAACCAGAAGCTGTTTTAAACTCATAGAAGCCTGTTCCATCATCTTCTGCTTCAACTGATTCAATAGTAGAGAATGTGTATGTCACATCATCTACTTCACTTGTGAATTTAGTATAAGCAGGAAGAGTAATCTTTTTTGTTCTTGATGTCTCCGTATTAGTAAAATATATTCTAATCTTTGCCTGAGATGAAGTTTTAGTATCTGGGACATACCCTAAACCTTCTGATAAAGATACAGCAGAGCTTCTTAACTGAGCGGTACTAAGATAAGATTCGTTCAAAGCAAAATTAGCAATAAGACCGTTAATGTGAGTGTTGTATGCCAACACATCAAGAATATTAGAAAGAGCTGCACCCTCGAAGTTATAATCTTTAAATTCATCTTTATTAGCTAAATAAGATTTTAAATTATTTTTTATATTATTAAAATCTAAAGCTGTTGATTTTATAGTTGTTGCCATTTATCTTAACCTTGAAAGTGTTGTAGATAGAGTAACTTGCTCTCTTGAATTTACTACTTGAAATACTATAGTAACATTTACTGAATTATAATCAGGATTAGTTTCGACTTTTATATCTTGTATTTGCGCTCTCGGTTCGTATACTTCAATAGACTCTTTAATAGTTCTTCTTAAAGAAGCTGTAGTTGTACCATCAGCCATTTCGAATAACATATTTGCAACATTACCACCAAAGAATGGTTGAAACGGTTTTTCATAATGATTAGTAAGTACTATGTTTTTTACCGATTGTTTAACCGCTGCAGCATCTACCTTCTTATAGATTTCTCCATTAGGTTTAGCAGTAAAAGATATATCAACATCAGAAAACTTTTTTACTCTCGAGACAATAATGCTAGTCTCTAGATTTCCGTCTTCTGCTGATAAAACTCGATTTGTCATTTTAGCCTGTTTTTTTCTTTATTTATATACTTAAGAAGCAGCATTTGCTCGAATATATTGAAACCAGTAACCATCTTGCGCTCGGATACTACCTACTTCTCTACCAGCAAAATGCGTATTGTCGTAGCTCCAAACTCTTCGCGTTCCGATATCAACGTGCAGAATAGTATTACCAAAACCAAAACCTTTAAATCCTGCCTTGGTAGCTGCAGCTACTAGTTTATCTTTTTGTGCGTCACTCATACCTACAACGCTAATATCCAAGGCTTTGCCAAACCAATGTTGGCCAGTACCGTTATCTATTCTGACAACCTTTCTTATAGTATTAGCTTTAGGTAAGGCATCGTTAATAATAAGTTTACCGCCATAGTATTGTTGCATAAGAGTATATTGATTTGCCAATAATGCGCTCATATTATCTACCGCACCTGGAGCAATACTTGGATGTGTTTTATCACCTTCTCTTTTAATATGAGGGTTAAGTGTAGGGCTTAGGTTTATACCGTAATCCCCACCTATGGAAAGTACACCATCAAATTCACTCTCAAATCTACTTTGAGGTAATACCTCTACCATGTCTCCAGAAGTAAGATCGTTATAGTTAAACTCTGTTTTTACGTTACGATTAAATGTGCCGATCCAGTTTTTATCTATTTCCGGTAGAGTGATAATAATTCTACAAGAAAGTTTTTCTTTACCTGTATTTGTATCTACATCAATAGTATCATATGATAGTATTAACTCATCATACACTGCATTATCTTTTAAAAATATAGCAACATCAAACGCTCTTTGATTGTTTGATGCTCCACCATTATCAACTACATTATATACTACAGTACGTCCTTTTAATTTTAAATCGTTTAAAGAATTAGGAGTGATAGTCTCGGAAGGACCTGGTTTGTAAATACTTTCAGCTATTTCTAGATTAACATCTTTAAATTCTGTTTTATTATCTTGTACTAATTTGATAATACGCGCATGAATATAAAGATATTTTGCGATTTCTACCCTTACTGCCTGATCTCTAATAAAGTCTATGTTAGTAGGATCATCAGTACCTAAAAACTTAGAGATAGTAATACCTTCAATAAGCTTAGTAGATGCTGTTATCTCTTTCTGTCTGTAGGGGTTATATTCTTCCTCAGGTAAAATATGAGGATTAGCTCTCTTAGGTAAAAAGGCAGATAGTTTATTGTCAGTCTGAGATCCGATACGATCAAACTCTGAATGGGAAGAAACTGGAGTTGCATCTGATGAAATAATTCTGCCTGTGCCTTTTGGAATAGGAGCATTCCATTCTCTACTAATTACACCTTCAGCAAGCAAATGGGATACAAAAGAAGAGTTACCTCTATTAGAAGCATCTCTAAGACGTGATCTTGCTTTATCTGGTGTTATTTCAGAATTAGATATACCTCCAGTATCCACACTTCTATCTAGATAATTTTTAATAAAGTCTCCTACATCAATCTTTACTCTGTTTATACCACCCGCTGACTTAGTGAGATAATCGTCAATGATAGAGTCGCTAGGTTTTGTAATAGCAGGGGTTGCTGTATTCGTAATAGTTCCTGCTGACCCAACACCTCCTCCAGTACTTGGATCCGCATAGTTCTGAGACTGTGCTACTGTAGCTGTAGTAGCGGTGCCATCTAAGTCTCCATGGAATGTTGGTGCTGTTACTCCTTCTTCAAATACAGCTCCTTTACCTGAGAATACCATATTAGGATTACCAATAGTACCTGACTTAGCAGTAACCGCCATAGAGTTAGCAAATTGATTCATATTGTTAGAAGATACAGTAAGCTTATCTTCTGCAGTAATTTTGGTATCATCGCTTGTAGAATATCTTGCAGAGCCTTCTACTCGATTAATATATTCGCCTTTAATGTTTTGCTTCTTACCAGCAAGAAAAGTATTTGTTACTGCTTGAGTAACAGCTTTTACATAAGAGCCTCCAACTAACTTTTCAATATTACCAGCAATAGATTGCTTGATGTTACCAAGAATCTTTTCTACTTTATTACCTCTTACGGTAACATTATAGTTGAGGCAGTCTACATTAAAATCGCCTGTTACTTTAAGGTTAAGATTACCTTTATAAATTAGTTGACCTTCTCCTTCAACTATAATAGTCTGGTCACCTCCAGTAACATTAATCTGATTATCTAGAGAGCTTATTTTAACTCCACCGTCTTTGGTTAGTTCAATACCTGCTCCTGAATTATGCTTTATTAGTATACGCTCTGCGCCTGGAGTATCATCTGTCTCAATAATATGACCTGATATAGTTTCTTGTATTTGACATAACGGATATTCAGAAGCTATAATATCTTCTGACTCTTCTTCTAGTACTGCAGCTGCAGCTTTACCCTTAAAATAAAGTTCGTTCTTTCTAGATCCTGTAGCAGCATAATTAAAGCTAGAAGAATTAAAGTATTCGGCCGAAGGGAATTCACCCCTGGGATCTTCATGCTGAACATCGGAGCGGTTCTCTAACTCTTTATTAATATCGTTATCTGTATAAATCTCAGGCATTACACTAGGTCTTTTCTTTCTAAAGGAGGATTGATACTAGGATCATAATCTAATTTATTTTTCTTTTTAAATGAGTTAGCAATAAAAGCATCTATATCAATATGAGGTCCAGCATGGTTTTTATTTACTTGACTGGCGCCAAATACTTGTATACCAGGCTTTACTGCATAGAAAGACTTTAAGAATAATTTTAACTGTCTAATTTGCTGCTGAGTATAAGAACTAGAACTATAATAATCTCTATAGTTTATACCTTTCCCTGCTTCAACGTCAATACCACCTACTAATGTTATAATAACAGATCTTTCATGGTGGTTGTTGGGTAGCAATACACTCTTAAGAGTTTCGTTATCTACAGGTCTTCCTCTCTGTATATCCCCAGATCTTGTAAATACATAATGATAACCTGTTCCGTCTTTTCCGTTTGCTACTGCTAGACGCTGTAAGTCGACAGCATTAGAAGAAACATTATTAGGAGTATTAGTACTAAAGATAATTACTTCTGTAACATCTCTTTCAATGTTACCCAGCTCATTAATAATTTCTCTTTCATGTGTAAAGGAATTATTAAAATAAGACTCTGGAGTATCTTTTCCTTGCCACACATTTTTTAGTTTAGATAGATCTCTACCTGGAATTGAACCAACCGAAACATTTTCTACTAAGTTCTTACTAGGAGATACGTCAATAGCTTGAATAGTTTTTAATACTTCATTGTAACTAAGATTACTTAAAGAAGCAACTATATTAGCAGCTTTTACGTATTGCTTACTTGCAATCAACTTTATGATATCGTTTTTCTTATCTTGTAGTATTCTATCACTCTCTGGTGTTATAACTTTTTTAAGAGCATTTTCAGTAACCTGAAGATTGCTTTCAACTACATTATCCATTATTGAGTTAAACCCCGCTGCGTTTTTAGATACAACATTAAGAGCACTCGTTAGAAAAGTAGATGATACGGTAGACTTCAAAGAACTAAGAGAGTTAGAAGTAGAGAAAAGATCGTTAAAAGTATTAGTGAGAAACGATTGAGCATAGATCTCATAGTCATCCATAGCAGAGGTACTACCTGTAGAACTCAAAGGACTAGATAAATCAACATTTTTTCCAACTAAAGATTGAACTTCAGAAGTAGAAGCTCCAACTACGTCAGTTAGTACCTTTGCTTGAGCTTCAGGTGATGCAGAGGTAACAACATCGTCAAGTAATCCAGAGACGGACAAATCTGAACTGCCCGTTAGAGTCTGTATATCACTACTTGAAGAAACATTTTTAAGAATCTTAGAAGATATTTCAGAGTTATTAGTTGAAGTTAGTTCAGCAAGAATTAAGGCGCCTGTCACTTGAGCGGGAGTAGATCCAGCTACAGAACTTACTACATCATCTGTTCCATTTAAAGAAGCAAATCCGTTATAATTATCTCCAGCACTTACTCCAGCCTTTGATACCTTATTAATAGCAGCTTGGGTCTGTAGTTTATTAAGAAGAGAATGGCTCTTCTCTGCGTTTTGAGCTTTTCTTAAATTAGAAAAAATACTATGAATGAATTCAGAAGACATTAATTATAATCCACTAATTGAACTAGTAAGAGCTTTATTATAATCTTCGAAGGCTAGCCTCGCAAACTCTTCTCTTTTCTTTAACTTTGATGCTTTGTTACTTGGGTTTTCATATTTGTCTAAAAATGCCCAAGTGGAGTTCTTATTACTTATCCCACCTTCAAATATAGTAGAGTTAATAAGCTTAGTATATGTACTTGCAAATGCAGCACCATTAGTTACAGAATCTTTCTCACCTCTTAGTTCATGTAAGATAAACTCTAACTGTAAAAAGAAATCGTCTGACTGTTTTTGTCTAAGAGTAGCAAATGCTCTTAGCTTATCTTGACGATAACCTGCATTAGCTGAATTATTCCATTGAGCTAAGCCCCATGAATCTTCACCTTTAACATCTGTAGGTCTAGCTGGATCTAAAGCGCTTTCAGCCTGTAGATTACCCACTATACCTGCTGCAGCTACTGGATTTAATCTATTACCTATAAAAAACTGCATTATTATAACTCGCTTTTGAGCTATAGACGCATCCTCTCGATAACTAGTTTTTAGCTCTAATGGAATGAATACCCCATCTCTACCTATATTATTATCTGATAAACTAGCAGCATTTCCAGACAAGCTAGCTAGTCTTTTTTGACTAGTAGAGGGTCTTTCGAATTTGTTAAGAGTACCAAGTATGATAGGAGATTGAGATAGAGCACCATCAGCAAATATACCAAACACAGTAGAGGAAGGTAACACTTGAGGGACTTTTCCTATACCTGAGACAGCTGACTCTGTAGTAGGTAACATACAGTCAGCCCAGGGTAAATCTTGAAAAGATACATCTGGACCATGAATTCCATGTATTCTTACTTTAGCTTTTCCTATTGCTGCGCGCTGAGAGCTAACAGCAACAACCGTTCCTAAAAACCATCTTATCTCGTCACCGTAATACATTTTTATCCTTTAAGAGCAGTTTGATTAGATATTCTACCACATTGTAAAGATACATTATGGGTTCTTTCTGGAATATCAAGAATGTGTCTTTTAGCTAGCATAACATACCTGCCTGTATTATTAGTACTTTCAACTTTGGTTTGCTGGTATGTTCTAACTGATATTTGATTACCTACACTCTTTTCTGTATTGTTAGAATTATCAACAGGTAGAAATAAGAATCCAGGCATTTCTAAATCATACACATTTTTAGTTAAATATAAAAGAATGGCAGTTTTAAACTCTGGTAACACAGCCTGGTAATATGTTGAACTTTCATTAAAGCTATCTATATCTTCTAAAGGATAGTTAGAGGTAGATATAGCAGAAATAATTTTAGAGTTCATCTCACCTAACGTTAATTCTGATTTGCCGCTTGGGTCAACTAAGAAGTCTTCATTAACGAGTCTCTTTAATTCATCTCTACTAATTATATTATTATTTTCTAGTAATTTTATAACGCTATTAACTATAGAATAATGACGAGTATTATTTACTGTCTCATTGCCCAAGCTAATATAGTTATGTAAAATACCACCAGCACCTGATTCAACTAATTCAAGCGTATCTTCTAATGCTGTGCCTTTATAATGTCTTAAAGCTGAAGCCATTTTAGCTATATTATTAAGAGGAGTATTTGTCTGAGCTTGAGAATATACAAATGGATTACTTTGATTAAAGGGTTCATTTTCTAAAATA